TCATTCTTTCGCCAGCCTTATCAAACTTTCTCATAGCCTCTTCTGCTACCATTTCAGCGTTGTAACCTTCAGCTACAGCGGCTGGGATGAGTGCTTGGGCAGAGGTTAGGGCTTCAACCCCTCCTTTTGAGAACATTTGCCCCAGATTCTCTCCAAAACTTAAACCTTCGGGGTTTATTAACGCTCTCTTACCGCCTTCCACGGAGCTGTAGAACAGGTCGGGGGTCATTGCTTCCACCCCGGCCTTACGCGATATTTCAGCTAACGCCGCAGGGTCTACTACTTTATCAAAGTTAGCAAGACCGGCCCCCGGCACCACCGCCGCATCAGCAACAGCCCCGGCTCCTGCTTCAGCTCCTATATTTTTAATAGCCTCGGCTCCTCCCTCAGTCCCTGCGGCTAATCCTCCCATAGCAGAGCCTATGCCAAATCCTGTAATGCCTGAAACCAATCCCTGTTTAAGGTCGCCAGTCGCTGCCCAAGAAGCCAGCCCTGAGCCTATGGCTCCCATAGCTGTGGAGCTGAGACCGCCCAGACCTACCGCAGCAGCAGCACCAGTGCCTGCCAACGCTGACCCTCCCAAGCTCCCCAAAAGAGGAAGAAGGAATGGCAAGAACGCCTCTGGCTGTCCTGTTTCCGGGTTAACAGTAAGAGACCCTGTGGGAGACATGGATGCAAGCCCCTGAACCTCTCTAGGGTTCATGTGGACTAGCATAGAATCCCCATATCTGCCCTGATTGGCTAAGAGGCCCGCTACACCTTCGAGTCGTCGTTGTTGTTGCTGCTCGTACATTAAGTAGTCTCCACGCCAAACAGGTTAAAGCTCACATTTGATGCACTTGTGTAAACTTTGACCACATCGGCTTGATTTAAACATATCCCGATCACTACGGTTCTTGTTGTTGTCGCCGCTAGGGCTTCGTCATAGAAAATAAATTGCTTGTCATCTGCCCCTGCGCCAGCGACATGAATGCTGACCCTGAAGGTGATTCCAGATCCTCCCCGGTTACATATCACCAGAGAGCTTACGGTTGTCTGTGTCAGGTCAGGAGCAGTGTAGAGCGTGGTTATCGTTGTCGCGCTCGGGTCTAGCTGGCCCAGAACCTTGATAGAATCTGCCACTAGGAGGCTCCCATCAAGAGAAACTGAAATCGCCGCATCGCTAAAGATCCCGGCTTGTCGCCCTGAGTCTTAGCAAGGTCTACATCATTTTCAATTTGATCCAAGGCAAATTCCAAGGTTCTTCTGGTGAGAGCTTCGTTCTGGACATTGTATTCCTGCAACGGAACAGGCAACGGGTTGCTGCGTCTTTCCGCCATTATCTTCTGCCGTCCTGACGCATCCCAAACCTGAAGCCGCCTAACCTCCAACCAAACCCAACACCGCTGCTTTCAACCCGCAGGATAGTGTGCCTCGCTCTGGCCCTGATATTAGATTGGGTTGTGCTACTGGTAATGGTAGCTGTGGCTAATGTAGAGGCTGTTTCCAGCGGGAAGTTACTGCCTTTTATGGTCATGGCAATAGAAGCGTCACCAGTTTCCCCACTGAAATTAAAATCAGGCACAACCCTGTTGATCATTGTGAACCTTTCACCGTCACCAATCTCTAAGTCTCCAGACTCTATGTATGCCGTCAGCGCAGAACCGTCATCGTCATACCCGACTTCATGGCTGTAAAGATAGTTAGCGTCTGTGTCAGTCGTCACGCTGGAGGCTAACGGCTTATCCAGAACGCCCGAATCAAGCCAAGCTCCTCTCGCAAGGGTTCCCACAGACCACAGGTTTTCTTCATAGTTGTAAATGACATAATTCGTTATATCTGGGATGCCTTCCCCAGCAGGGTAAAACCAGATGATTTCTGAAAAAGCATTATTTTCAGCCGCAAACACCTTAAACGTTTGCGTCATATTCATGCCGGAAAACACATAATCCTGTACAGAGCAGGGGAGTTTTTGTACCGCCCCGTTGTAGACGTAGAACCCTGTCTTGTCCATGAAGAAGACATTCCCTCTGGCATTAACTGCCGAATTTGGGGAAATCATCGAAACATCTGCGCTCACAAGGGTGAACTGAAAAACAAACGGGGCACCTACAAACCGCATGGAGTGCAGGCTAGTATCCGTCCATATCAGTATTTCCTGTCTGGTCTGAACCGCGCCAACGATAACTGACCCCGAATTGACTCTGACCCCGCCAGAGGTATTAGTTGCCGTTGGAGTCCAGTCTGCCGCGTTTTCCTGATCAGACCACCTCACTAGCAGTGGGTCTTGAACGGCAGAGCCTAATGTATTAGAGCCAAAGGCAATAACATGCTGATCATTATCTGAGACCATAACCTGTGCAGCAGCCGTTGGGCAATTTGATGCTCCTCCAAGAGAGGATATGTCCACCCCTCTTGTGCCTACCCCAGAAGACTGATCCCAGTAATAAATGCCGCCATTACGGACATTAAAAATTAAATCTTCCCCAAAGTTATCTTGGCTATACAGTCTTAACTGTCCAGAAATACCAAGGGCTGCGCCGCTTCCAAAAGAATCATCTCCCCACGGGGATGCGCCCCACCCTACTGCTGACACATAAGTATTAATGCCGGTAGTGGCCTGATAAGCCCCCACCACAGCCGACCCGCCATTGCCGCTGTCACTAGAATTCGCAGTAACAGTGTCCCCGCTAGTGTCTTTAGCGACAATGGTATAAACATTCGCATTAGAAAGCGCCGCGATCTGGTATTCCTGATTCAGGACGGCAGCCGTGATAGTGCCGCCCAGACTTGCCGCATCGGAAAAGGTGACAAAATCATTTTTAGCAGCACCATTGCTAGTGTCAGTAACAGTCACCGTGGAAGATCCGTTTGACGCGGAAAATGTTACATCCCCAGCCGAGGTTGTAACTCTCAAGGGGGTTATATCGTTAGGATTAACGCCTTCTACCACATAAAATTTCAGGGTTGTTCCCATCCCAACATACTTAACAACCGCAAGAGAAGCCCAAGCAAATACAGACCTGCACACCCCAAGGAAAGAGTTTTCAGTATATTTTGTCCACCCGCCTATCTTTTCCGGTCTGCCTTTTCTGAATCTGACCTTGTCAGAATCAAACCAGCCGGAATCGGCGGTGTACTCGGTGCCCTCTTTATTTACACCGGGAGAAAACTGTATTTTTTGCAATGGCATAGTTAGGCTCGGCGCGAATTCAGTTGATCTAGCAGCCGATTAAGGTTTGGCTGTGCTGCTCCAACATGACCGCCGCGAGCAAAGCCGTAACGGCCACTATACTGTGAAGGCACATAGGAGGGCGGCGGCGAAGCTAGTCTAGGCGACGGAGCTATTCCGGTAAGCCCCTGAAGACCTTGAAGACCTTGAAGACCTTGAAGACCTTGGAGTCCTTGTTCTCCTAGAAGCCCCTGAAGACCCTGAAGACCTTGGAGTCCTAGGAGCCCCCGAAGACCTTGGAGTCCCTGTTCTCCTTGGAGCCCAAGGTCTCCTTGGAACCCCTGCTCTCCTTGGAGCCCAAGGTCTCCTTGGAGCCCAAGGTCTCCTTGGAACCCTTGTTCTCCTTGGAGTCCCTGAATACCTTGCAGCCCTTGTTCTCCTTGGAGTCCTTGTTGTCCTTCTAATCCTCGTAATCCTTGGGCTCCACGCAAGCGAGGATCATTCTCAATCGCTGATTCCATCCCCTGCCGCGTTAGATAGTTGCTAAGGTCTGGGCCTCCAGCCCCTTCTAATTGTCTTAATCTTTCTTGCAATCCTGATGGGTCAAAACCTTGAGGAGCGCTTCTTCCTTCTAACTCTGCCAACCTGCCCTGCAATCCTGATGAGTCAAATGTTCCTCTGCCTTCCAAAGCAGACAATCTTTGTTGCAACCCGCTCGGATCAAAAGGATTGGCAGCGCCCCCCATCGAGCCAAGGCCTTCTAGCGAAGCCAATCTTTGTTCTAGTCCTGATGCATCAAATGTTTGCGTCTGCCTGTTCTGCAATGCGTCGATCTGTTGCTGAAGCCCCGAAGGATCGAATGTAGAAGGAAGTTGCTCACCAGCAGCGGCTCGATCCCCCGCAACCTCAATGTCCATCTGTTTATAACCATCTATCGTAAGGCCCCGTTGAGGGCCGTAAGTTGGATGGTTATAAGTATAGAAGCCATCCGCATCTGGTGTTGGCCCCCCTGCAAGAGGTACATTACCCGGAGGTACATTACCTAGTAGTGCCTTACCCTTAGCGCGAGTAGCGTCTGTGATACTACCAGCACCCAACGCTCCTGCAATTCTTTCTTTATATTGTTGTTCAAAACCTTTAGTTGGCCCCTTTTCAATCATCCAACTTAACCACTCGTCTTTAGAGATGGTCTTGTTTTCGTCTTTATCTACGCCTTGTTGTGCAAAAATACTTAAAGCTTCTGGCGTGTACTCTTTACCATCATAACGTGTGCCTGAAAGCGCATTTGGCGCTGGTGGAGGGCCAATGCTAGGCTCTTGCTGCGCCGCCTCGCTAGGGTCTTGCTGAGTTAGCTCCGCCAATGAGATCGTGCTCATCCTCGTATCTCTTGCAGCATCTCCTTGCTCTTGAGTTGTACCCACTCGCTCATGGTAATCAAACCAATTTTCTCCTGCGCGCTTGTCATCAGAGGACGGGTCGAAGTTACGACCTACACCACCAAGGTCATTAGGCAGGTTGAAGATGCCTCCACCACCGGGAGTGGGATAACCTCCACCACCGCGAGAGTAAGGGTCTCGATCACCGGGAGAGGGATAACCTCCGTCAGGGGATGCTCCGCGAGAGTACGGGTCTCGATACTTGTCTGCGCCTTCGCCTCTACCGCCTTTGCCACCACCACCTCCACCACCGGGAGAGGGATAACCTCCGCCGCCTCCCCCGCCGTAAGGGGCGGGGTAGAAGCCACCGTCACCACCACCTCTGAACCTGTCAAGCATATTCAGCGTTGTGTCAGGCCTGTTGGGGTTCATCAGGCTATTTGGCCCAGACAAGGACTGAATCAAGTTCTGGCTCCTCATAGGAGCGCCGTAGCCCTGATCTCTAAAGGGTATGTTGGTTGGGATTACCTGCCCCATGCCGCCCCCCTGAATTTGCCGCATGTTCTGGTTGCCGTAACGTCCGCCACCACCTTGGGGCATCATCGGCGCATATCGGTCAAACCTTTGCTGGTAAAAAGGAGAAGGAGCGTATGGGTTCCTGTAGCCGCGAGGCATTTGTTGCTGCCTTGGAGGAAAGTTAGGAAGCCTTTGATTTTGTGGATAAAACTGTGGAGCCAGATATCCGGGAGAAAACCCTCTACCTTGTTGATTGTATGGGCCGTTATAGTAAGCGTCAGGCGCTCTTATCATCAGTTCTTCTCCTATGCATCAGCTAAAGCTAACATTCTTGATTCTAGTCGTTCAGCCCTTTCAGGCGTTTGTTTTGCCCATCTTGAATCGAGCATTTCCATTGAGGCCCTTTGCCACTGATAGTCTTCGATAGCGACTTTAAAGTTCTTGAATTTTCCTAAGCCGCCCTGTCCAAGCTGAAAGCACATATTAACTAAAATGTGCTGGGCTTCTTGCGGGAGTTCTTCCCAGTTGCTATAAATCTTCTCACATCCATCAATCGCAATCTGGACATCCCCTTGAAAGAGTTCGTAGCACCTATCTTCTGAGATGCGCTGGTCATCAGCAACATCAGCACCAATCCCGTAAATATGCAGGTCATTTTCTACATCCGTGCCAAGAACCTTATGACCTATTCCGACTGTTTTATGGTGTTCACTACACAAATAAGCATGAAGCACCTTGCCTTCATCGGCACATATTTCTTCATATACATCTTTAACATCAACTGTCATATCATCTCCCGTTATTCTGGGTGTATGCCTGAGCACCAAACCAAACACTTATTAAGCCGCTGACACTCACGAAGTATATACTCGACATATCTCCTAAAATAGAGGCGGCTTTATCCAGCCCTAGAAGGTCACTTACTACCACAAGTGAGGGATACAGTAACATCCCTGATAGCGCCAACCAGCACATATTTCGCTGGGCATCCGCCTTTTCATGTGTCACCTCTAGTTGCTGTAATCGTGCAGTTGTTTCAAGCTCCTCATCTGAAACTATACCATCCCCATCAGCATCGTATTTTGCGTATTCGGAGTCTGGCTGCAATTGCTTGGGACTCATATCTCCCTCTGGGGCTTTCCCATCTTCACATAATTCTTCACAAAATGATCTTGTATGTAACTTTTTGGCTCACCGAATCTAAGTAGCTTGTTGTGTCGTCGCATCAGCGGAGGAATCATTGGAACCATATCCTTCCCATGTCGATACTGGGTGACCAGTATTTGATCCAAAATCTTCAATCGTCCACATCGAGGAGCGCCGAATGTCACTATCTGTGCGGGTGGGATCTCATCCCTTACCATTAACGCTCCAAGGATAAGCGCCACTGCACCTCCCAGACTATGACCCGTTAGCTCTATTTTCTTGTAATCAATGTCCTGCTCCAAGCACATTGATGTGACTTTGTTCACAAGCCTTCTACTGGCTTTAAGAAATCCAGCTGGACACCAGCCTAACTCTCGCGTCCAGAGGGGGAGGATGCGTATGTCTCGTATTGCGTCCTTGGGTTCATCAGTACCCCTGAAGGCGAACACGTTCCCCTTTACCAGCACCTCAATATTAGCCTCTTCAAAGGTGCTTTTTTTGTAGCTTTCTCCGCAAATCCGGGCCAGTCTCTGATGACTAATCATCGTCACTCCTGGGCCAAAGTCTAATGCCCAACCTTTGACGGTCAGCATCATCTTGGGCTAATTGTTCAGTTGTTTTTCCACAATCTCGATGTGTATTGTCACGCTTAATGGTGAACGCTCCGTCCACGAAAGGGATTCCGCTTGGGATTTGAAAGCTTACAGTGCGGGTTGAGCATTCAGGGACTGTCCCGCAAGATGTAAGGAGTAAGACGGGGATGGAAAGGAAGTATTTCATAAAACTATGTTTCGTCCTCAAAATAATTAGAGATATTTAGCTAAAAAAACAGAGGCCAGAATAAACGGGTACACTCCCCAAATAGACATTTCCATACGATCCATTCTCTGGGAGCCACGCTCTAGCCGTCCTTCAATGGCCTTGAAGCGAAGCGCACACTCTTTCTCATGCACTCCAAGCTTGGTAACTTTATTAACCATAAGTACTACTCTTTCGCTTTGCCAACATTGATCGCTAAGAGTTCAATTATCTTATAAGCCTTTGCGCCCATTGAACCGTCTTTGGGCGTAGGAGTTACCGCAGCAATCGCACTACATGATGCAACTAAAGCCGTGAGAATATTTATGATTTCTATGAGCTGATCCATGCTGATGTCCTGTTATTCAGTGTCGTTGAGGGGGTTTTCAAGTATCGTCATAATCTTTTCTTCCAAGTCTTTTCTTAGCTCCCTAGTTTCTGCATCCATCTCTTTGAAACGGCTATTCATATCACGCTCCATAGCATAAACATCATTTCTAATTTCTCTTTGCGTGTCTGCTGATGTCTTTTCAGTTGTCCTTGCTAAGTCCATTACCGCACCAGTC